TATGCCGTATTTTGATAATTCACAATCAAAACTAGCAACAACATTAGGTGTATCAAGACAAGCCGTCAATGTATGGTTTAAAAACGATAAGATACCTTTATTAAGGGCTTATCAGATTAAAGACATTATCAGCAGTATGGATAAGGAAACTGTGAGTGAGTAACATGACTATTGGTGAAGTAATGAATAGGTTGACAGTTACTTCAGCACAAATAGACGAGGTTACAGGAGAGCCAAAAGAAGAGTTTAAGATTGTCTCTACTAAAAACTTAAGGGAAGAAGTCCATAAGTTTTATGATGGTGGTATAAAAAAGGGAATACCTTTAGGATTTCACCATACAAACGAGGGGTTTCTTATTAGAGACCACGAGCTTACAATCCTATCAGGGCAAAATGGTTCAGGAAAAACAATGTGGCTATCACAGGTTTGTTTAAACTTGCTAGAGAGTGGGTATAAGTGTTTAATCGCTAGTCTCGAGATGCACCCCATGCTCACTATTAGCAGAATGATAACACAGCGTTTAAAATCACCTGAACCTACTCCACAGTTTATAGACAAGTTTTTAGATGACATGGAGGGTAAGCTATATATCTATCGACAAGATGGAATAACATCAACAAAAGATATGTATGCCATGTTGAATTGGGCACAATTACAAGAATGTAAGGTGGTGGTGATTGATAGTTTGATGAAAATGTCAGATGTGCATGAGGAAGATTATAATGCACAGAAGAAGTTTGTAGACCAACTAACAGTTATCGCAAGGGAATTTCCTATCCATATATTTCTTGTGGCTCATAGTAAAAAACTTAAAGAACTAACCGACCAACCTACAAAAAATGATGTGCATGGAAGTAATCACATAGTCAATTTATGTGATAACTGCATCACAGTATGGAGGAATAAATATAAGGAGAAAAAACTTGAAGACGGAAACATATCAGATGAAGAAGCAAAAGTTATCCCTGATGCTAAAGTCTTTGTGCAAAAACAAAGAAACTACATAGGGGAAAACGGAGAGCCTACTTTTAACTTTTATTATGACCGAAAGGGCATGAGATATAGGGATAGACCATGACGATAAACGAACTAATCAAGCAATTAAAAGAAACATTTGGAAATGATATACAATACAGAGCCGTATCCAAAGACGGAAAAGTCTTTAAAACTCAAGGGTTTGATGATACGAAAAATAGTGTTGACAATCGTTTCAAAGTGTAATATATTGTAAATACATATTAACAAGGAGAGTAAATATGAGTAAAATTAAAGAGCAGTATGAATATCTACAATGGCAAATACAAGCCATGCAGAATGATTTACAAGAACTAGGTCAGCGTATGGATGACAGACAGCAGATGATGACCGATGAGCAACAACAACAGGAGAGTAATGATGGCAACAGCATTGGTTAGGATGCAGTCTAATAAAGAACTTGTTGGTATATTTGCATATCCTAATAAAAAAACTTTATTTGATTGGGTAGATGAGTGTGTATCTCCATTTGATACAGAATATATAGTGCTTGATGTTGGTGGACTATATTTTCCATCAAGTGTGGGTTCTGTAATGAGTAGTGATGAAATAAAAGAAACAACCTCATATAAAATGGGAGTGGCATATGCAAAACATTTTCATGGTGTAGTATCATCTGATGCTGATTTAGATGGATATGATTATTATTATGGAAACAATGAAGAATTTAAAGATGGTCATTTAAACGAAATAGTTTACAGACAATTAGATAATAAAAAATGGCATACATTTACAAGAAAGGATTTATGGGGTGAAGATTATGAGTAAAGATATTAAAAGTAAGTTTCAAGAATTAAGAATATTAGATGTTTCTAAATACATAGAAAAGAAAGGTCAGTTTAGCTATTTGGCTTGGGCACACGCTGTTGACATACTGCTACAACATGACCCTCTGGCGACATGGGAGTATCATCAACCACAAATCTTTAATGACAGTATGATGGTAACATGCACAGTCCATGCGTTTGGTAAAAGTATGACCATGCAGTTACCTGTGATGAACTATAAAAATCAAGCCATCAAAAATCCTGATGCGATGCAAGTTAATACGGCTATGCAAAGATGTTTGGCAAAAGCAATAGCCCTACATGGAATAGGGTTATATATCTTTCAAGGTGAAGATTTAGCAGATTTAGACCCATTAGATTTAATTAAGAATGTGTATGAAACTCAAGGCATTGATGGGGCTAGAGCTGTTTATAATAAGATGGATAATGAAGCTAGAAAGAAATGTCAGCCATTCTTGGAGGAGATAAGAAATAACAATAAGGAGAGTAAAGATGGAACAACGGAGTGAAGAATGGCATCAGGCTAGGTTAGGTAAGGTTACGGCATCTAATTTATCTAATGTAATGGCAACGACTAAATCAGGTGAATCATCTTATCGTAAAAACTATAGACACCAATTAATCACAGAACGATTAACAGGTAAAAGAACAGAGATATATATTAACCAAGCTATGCAACATGGAATAGACACAGAAGACGAAGCTAGAGACTTTTATGTATTTAAGTATGCAGATGTAGAAGAGATTGGCTTTGTAGACCACCCTACGATAGACATGGCAGGGGCTAGTCCAGATGGTTTAGTGGGCACAGATGGATTAATTGAAATAAAATGCAGACAACCACAGAACCACACAGAAACATTGATTACAAATAAAATACCTAGTAACTATAAATTACAAATGCTTTGGCAGTTAGCTTGTATGCCGAATAGAAAATGGGTAGATTATGTATCGTATTGTCCGTCATTTCCTGAAAATCTAAAGATGGTTGTCATTAGATTAGAAAGAGATGATGAGCAAATTAAATTACTTGAGGAATCAGTAATACAGTTCTTAACGGAGGTTGAGGACACCATTAAATTTATTAAGGAGAACAATAATGGCTAAAAAGTTGTATGATATATCAGTAGTAAACGGTAGCTATACCGATGTAGAAGGTAACAAGAAGAACAGATACACTAATATTGGTGTTATCATGGAAACAGATGATGGTAATGCTTTTGCATTGATTGACAGAAGTGCAAACCTAGCAGGATTTCCATATGATGAAAGCAAAGGTAACTCTATTGTTGCATCATTGTTTAAACCTAATACAGATGGTCAGAAACAAGCACCAAAACGAAATGTTGAATCTGTATCAGAGATGACAGATGACATCCCATTCTAATTGGGTTTCTAGGGCGATACCTGTTGCTAATTTGAGGTATCTACCTAAACACGCAGTAAGGATAGGTGGAATTAGGGGTAAAAAAGGATTTGTGACGGTTAGGCTGTGTGCAGACTGGATAAAAAGAGCAGATTCTAAATATAAGATATTATTTAGGGGGATGTAACTCCCCCTATTTAGTATGAATTACTTGTTGCAAACATACATTGTAACTTCAAAGCCGAAACGCATTTCTGTTGCTGATGGTTTTGTCCACATAATGTTGCCCCTTTCTAATGAATTTGTAATCATTGATTACATGGTGTAATTATACTCTCTATATAAATAGAGTATAACAATGGAGAATTATTTTATGCTAAAGAAAATACTTAAATATATTGTTTTTTTCATAATGTTATTTCTTATATTAGGGATATATATACATTATGATTTAATTAAAGAACAGCCTAGACCTGAATTTATTTGTTATAAAGGTAAGTTATTAAAAGCATTGGAAATTGACGATATTTATGTTAAGGTTGAGGGTACTCAATGTGAGTTATTTGAAGATTTAATTATTGTAGACAAGGAGGTAGTGAAGTGAGCGATGCAATTAATCCTGACCACTATAAAATTGGAGGGATAGAAACATTTGATGTCATTAAAGCAAAGTCAACAACAGAAGAGTTAATTGGCTATTGCAAAGGTAACAATAGGAAGTATTTAGATAGACGAGGGCATAAGCAATCTGTGAATCTATCTGAAATAGAAAAACTTAAAAATAGAATAGAAGAGTGTGATAAACAAGCATGGTATTTAGAGAAAGAAAGACAAATCTATGCCGAACAACTTGCTAAACTATCTTCTCCTAAATTAATGCCTGATGAGTGGATAGAAGACCCACTGCATGACGAAAATTAAATTGGGAGGGCAGGTATGCCACAAATGTAAACAGCCTGCAAACACATATGACAAGAAGAAATGGTGGTGTGGAAGAGACTTGTCAGCACATGGGATATGTAAGAATGATAACAAGAAGAATAGCGATAGAGGGTGAATGGTTCACTGTTCAGTTTTTTAAAGAGGAGGATGGAAGCATTAGAGTTGAAGTAGAGCATGAGATTAGGGGAAAATACTATAAAATGTATCCTGATAACAAAATAATCCTAGACACAGAGCAGTCAATAGATTAGAATAAGGATAATATAAATGAGAAGTATTTTAGCTGCCTCCAAATCGCATTGCCTACAATGCGTTTACTCTCCAAACGGCTAGGATGCTTCTCTTTTTTTTATGTTTGAATATGTATTAGTTGTATATATTACAATGAAACAACCAGAATATATTGGACATTTTGTAGATTGTGCAACAGCCAATGAGTATGCTATGAAGCATTATCCAAAGGCAGAATATACAAGTTGTCTACATGAAGACTATATTAATTTACCACTTGGGTTGATTAAAAATGAGATTAAATAATGGGTAAGGGTTCATCAGCCAGACCAATCCCCAATCGTAAACAGTTTGAGGATAATTGGGACAAGATATTTGGAAAGAAAGAAACCAGCAAACCTAAACATACCGACAAGAAAAAGACTGACTGATTTAGGTTATCTTGTTGAGAATGTAGAGAAGTATAATACATTTAGTCGCCAAAAGAATGACTTATGGGGCTTTATAGACTTCTTGGCTATTAAAAAAGATGAAGTGTTAGCAATACAGGTTACCTCTAAAGCTAATATGTCTAGTAGACGAAAAAAGATTGCAGAGCATGAGAATGTAGGAAAAGTGCGTGAAGCTGGAATACGCATTGAGTTATGGGGATTTTATAAGGAGGGTAGAAAATGGGAAGTGAAGATAGAGGACTTGTCGTAAAATCAAGATATGACTTTGCTGATTATAGATACACACTAAAAGGCAAAGAGTATAAAAGAAATCAAGCCATTAATATGATACTGGATGTGCTTGATGTGAAAGCAATGACCATTAACGAGTTGTCTGAAATGTTTGAAATAGATGGTCAGCCTATGCTTAATCTGATAAAGGTTATGAGAGAGAATAACTTAATCACCAATACAAAATTAAGAAGAAATGGTCATTACTTATTTAAGTCTCGTGATGACTGTTTATTAGCTAAAGTCATGTATCCTGTAGACAAGGTTGAGCAATCATTTACTGTAAAAAGCTCAAAGAAAAGAATGGTAGATGAAGGAACTTCTAAAAGTAAAATAAGCTCTAAATACAATATTTCTTATGGTAATTCTTATTATAATAATGTGTATTGGGGTGAGTAATGGAGATGGATAGATTATTAGAGTTGTTGGATAAGTGGAAACGATACATGAACTCTGACAATCATAAGCTAGGTTATCCTAGTAAGTCTCTAGGAATGTCTAGTGGAGGTGAATCTAGTTATGATGCGTTTGATGAGATGTATGAAGATGTAGAAGATACCAATGTAAGAACAGTTGATGCTGTGATTCATAGCCTCCCTAAAGACCAAAAAGAAGCTATCTATGCTCGTTATCTTAATACTAAAAAGCCACAGTTGTATGAATACAAACTACAAATAGCTATAGATAATCTACTCACCATTGTAGGCAGGAGGGTAGGAGCATAATTAACATACCTATATCAGATGAAGTAGCAAGATATAGTTATGATATTGTTAAGCGTTACAGTCTGGGTAATCGTGGTTATGCAGATGGAGGGTTCAAAGAACAAAGAATTGGAGTTGTAGGTCAATACATGATATGTAATATACTCAACTTATATAGTGACTTTAGTGGTGGGTTTGATAACGGAATAGACTTTGTATTAAATGGTAAAACTTATGATGTTAAAACAATGGGAAGAACATCGTATCCTAAAGACTATTATGTAAATAATCTAATAGGTATGCAGGCAAAGTATGAAGTGGATAGGTATGTATTTTGCAGTCTACATAAAATAGACAAAGTATTGACTATATGTGGATGGATAGATAAAGATGAGTTTATTGATAAAGCAAAGTTCTTTGGCACAGGTCAAGAAAGAACTAGGTCAGATGGTAGTAAGCTCATTACTAAATGTGATTTGTATGAACTAGAGAATAAGTATTTAGTGCAATCTAATACTATAGATGAGTTTAAGTCCCAACTACTGCTTCCAGATTAAATTTAACCAGTATTTTAATTGTTCTACCCTCTCTTCATCTGTTAGCTTATCTAACCACTCCTGTCGCTTCCATAGAGGTTTTTTAGAGAGATTTAATGCCTCACAGTACCTTTGGTATTCTTTGCTGTAATTATCTGTTTGTGAGCCGTCTGGCAGTGTTATATCACGCTTGTTTTTAATCATCTAACTCTGGAATGTCTGCATAGATAGAATCTATTACTATTTCGATAGACGAGCCGTCAGACAAGAAGATAGTCATAGTGTCTTCACCATAAGTAATGGCAACTTCCTCTATAATCTTACCTGTCATAACCTCTGCTATTCTATCAATATCCATAATTCTCCCTAAATGCTGATGGCGGATTGTAACTTTTTCATCTGTGGAATCTTTTTGTTGCTCCTCGACCATTTTCCGCAAGAGTTGCAACGAAGTCTCTGATAAACGGTATTTGTATTGCAAGAAAAACCTCTTTTCTGTAAACTGCTACTACCACAGTTAGGACATACAACACCCTCTGTGAACCCATTGTGGTTTGGATGGTTTCTAATCCAAGATAACATCTTTTCATAGACCTTTTCCAACAATACAACATCTTGGATATTATATTTCTTCATCATATCCCAAGCCTGTTTATCTTTGTTCATGCACTGTATCCACAGTTCATGACCAATATGTTTTACCTTTTCACCTAAACCTAATGCTTGAGCAACATAGTCAAGTTTATTACTAGGAAATTTAAACTTACTACGGCTAGTTCTTAATAGGTCTATCTCTCTGTAAGGTGATGGTGGAGTTAGTCCTAATAATAAAAACTCTTTATTGAGAGTAGGTATATCAAACTTTGTGCCATTGTAATGAATGACTGCATCAGCTTCATCTAATAGTTTGTAGATTTCTTTTACCATCTTCTTATGAGATGTTTCCATCATAGAGCTAAAGTAAACATCTTTTTGACCAAGCCATTTAGCAGCCCAGCACATGACATAGCTAGATTCCATCAGTTGATTCAAACTAACATTTTGATTGTATAAACCCCAAACATGGGCGGTATTAGGAGATGTTTCTATATCAAGAAGTAATATTTTCAAAGGGTCGTGTCCCTTTCTTATCAATGATGAGTGCCTGCTTACGAGGCTCTGTAGGATGAAATGATAAATGCACCCACTTATCAAATTCAAGGATGACTTGATCGTAATTAATGTTAGCTAATATTATAGCTTCAACAACACTATGGGGATTACCAAAGCTAGGACTGATAAAGTCAACCGCCAAGCCTTTGATGTGGCTAGAAGTTCGCTTGCTTCCCAAATAATCATTAAGAAGCACACCCCTGTACCCAGAGCTAATAAGCATAGGAGCGTTAAGTACATTTCGTACATATTCTAATTCTTTCGCTAAAAATGTTAAATTATCAATGACTTCAACCGTAGGGGTATTATCAATACCTAACCTAACAGCCGTATCTGAATGTGTTAATTCTTCTAAACTAAAATGCGGTGACAACTTCATTTAGTCAACCCTTTTGTTTTTTCAAATGTGCGTAGTCCACCCAAGCCTAACATACCCATTAATACAGTCATTAAAGAACCCATATCAAATTCAGGTAAGGCAGGTAATACAACATTAAACCACGCTGCTACGAATATTATAACAGGAGATAGTACAAAATGCCAAGCTAATGCAAAGCCACATACCCAGCCTATAAAAGGTCTCCAACCAGCTACCCATATACTACGATGCTGTGCTTCTTCTTTGTTTGTTTCTACTTGCATCATATTAGCTTCATGAGCTTGTTTTTCTGCCATTGTGGCTATCTCATGAGCTAGTTTATTCTTTTGGTCTTTATCCTCTATAAACTTATCTAATAATGATGTCACTGGTGCTATTAATGCTGTCCACATATTATTCCTTATATTTCATTTTCATCAAATCCAAACGCATCGGCTATTTGCTTTCTGACTGAATCAAAGTTCTTATCATGTCTGATGTAAGATGTACCGTGCATATGATTACACATATGTATCATCTCATGAATCATTGATTTAATTAAGCTCGTTAAGAAACGATGTCTTTGAGGGCATATCCCTATTGTATCTGGGTCAGGTGTGTAACTAGCCATAACCTTGTCTTCAACAGGTAACAACTCAAACTCTACTTCATCGCTTGGAGGATAACCAACCTGTTTCATGACTGGCATTTGCCGAAGCATATCATATACAGCTTTAATAGTGCTTATCTCAATCTTCATCGTCTTTAATAAAAAACTCTGTCGCTTTAGCAACTGCATCTACACATTTATTAAGAATAATATGAAATAACCCTAATGTATAAAATATAAAAAATAAAATAGGAACACATATCAATCTAAAAAGTATAAATGCAATGTTATTTAGTATTTCAAGTATATTTTTCATTTGTCCATCCAATGACCAACAATAAATGCAATAACAGCAGCTATTGTACTAAAAAACCACATAGCGGCTCTTTTGCCACCTCTAAATTCATCTAGTGTGCTTTTAATATCATCAATAGATTTATCCATTTTATCTACCTTATTCATAATATGGTCTATATCTTTTTTCATATGATTTATTTCAGCAGAATGTACTGCTACTTTTTCTTGTACTTGTTCCACTAGAGTCCTTTCTTTTTGGTGCGTTGTATAAGTTTATAGGGGGTAATTTTAATGTGTACCATATCATTCTTCTTCTTTTCTAACAATAGAAGGTATTGTTAAAGAACTATATGGAACTAATTTTCCTGCTTGACTTGATAATTGAGGAGCATAAGAAGGTCTTGATGTTAATAATTTGCTAATAGCTTTTTGTGCATATGGATTATACACAGCACCAGAACCAAGTAATCCATATAGAATTGTTGGATTCATAATTCCTAATCCAAGACCGCCAACATTTAAAGTAGCTCTAATAAATGGATTTGTATTTATTTTGTCCCCTAATATACTGCTACCAGCCTCTGCAAAATCTTGAAATATTGCTTTACCTCTTGCATAATTTCCTTTATCTTTGCTAATATCAGTTGCTTTTACTGCTGCATTAAATTGTTTTGGAGTAAATTCAGCTAATTCAGCACCAGCAGCTTTTTGAACTCTTTTAAACAATGACCATGATTCATTTGTGCTTTTTAATTTTGCCGATAAATTTTCACCATCCACTATTCCAATTTTATCAGTATGTCTTTTTAGTAAATCTTGTAAATTAGCTTTTATTTGTTTTGCAGCATTTTTTAACTTATCTGAATAAATTGAATCTGATTTTCCAAATTTTGCAGCATTAATACTAAATTGACTTTCTAGTTCTTTATATGCTTCAGATGTCATAAATCCTTGTGAATTAATACTATCATCTATTTGTTGAGCCATATATTTGAATTGGTCTTTAGATGCTTTATCTAATTTAGATTTATTTATCATATTTGATAAATCTGACATGTTTTTAACAAATGTGTTATCTAATTTTATAGCTCCAATTTTTTGTAAAGTGCTTGTGTAGCTATCATCAAGTTTTTGTGCAACATAATCAATAGCTTCTCTTCCTTTTAAATTAGATGGTACTTTATCTCCTATTGGTTTTAATGTTTTATTTAATACAGATTCTCTAAATTTTTCAACATTCAAATTTCTTGCTTTACTTATAATATCTCCAGCAATAGGAAGTTTTGTAGCAATTTCTTCATAAGTATCAGCACGACCTCCTAATATTTGACCTAATGTTGGATTAATTCCCTCTTCTTTTAATAATTGTAGTTGAGCATTTTGAGATGCTTTTGGAGAAATAAATCTTTGAATAGCAGCTCCTCCTAATGGAAATAAAGACCCAATAACTCCTCCAGACTGAATTTGTTCTGATTTTTCTTTAGCAAAATCTTCTCCAGTAACTGGCGTAGTTGCCGCAAATCCAGCTCCAGTTGCTGCTCCCAATGCTACTTTTTTTCCTAATCCAGTAACTTGAGGTATTTTTGATGCACCATAAAATGTTAATGGATTAAGTATATTGCCTCCCATTCTTGCAAAATCAATTCCTTCAACTGGAGCATATTGCTCTTCTCTTCTTTTAGTAAATTCATCTAATTGTTTTGTAAATTCTGTTTCTTTACCTAATATTTTATCTATACCTCGAGAAACTAACTGACCTGTGCCTATAAATGGGTCTTGAGTTCCTATTTTAAATCTAGTTAAAACACTTGCAGGTTCTTTTGCTAGTTTAAAATTACGAGCATCATCACCAATATCATTATTTAAATCATTAGGAATATTGATTTGTTTTTTAAATTCTTTTAAACCCTCTGTAGATACTTTATCTAATTGTTGGCTTTTAATATAAAGTAAATCTTTAGAGCTTATTTTAGATAAATCCATTTATTTTTTCCTTTTATTAAGAATCTCATCAATTTGTTGATTTAAAAACATTCTATCAGTATTTGATGTTAATTCATTTGTTTTAGGAATATTGGGTATATTGTCCATTCCGCTATTATATCCAGTTTGTTTATTTAATCCCTGAACAAATAATTTATCTAACATATCAATAGCAGCAAGGTTTGATTCTATACTTCTTGTTGGGTCTGTTGCAGCACCTAAATAGAATTGTAATTCTCTATTTGAATCCATTTGTTTAGAACTCATTCCAGTTGCTTGTTTAATAGCTTGTAATATTAATGGTCTTTTTGTTTCTATTTTTTCTCTAATTGATTGAGATTTAGTTCCAAATGCACTTCCAAGATATTGACCAGCAGACGATACTTGTGCTTTAGTAATAATATTTTCAATAGGTCCTTTTTGGGTACTTATTATATCTCCAGATTTATTAAGTTGATTATAGTCTTCTTTTAATTCAAACAATAAAGTGTCTAATTGGTTAGCGGCAGCACCTTTTTCTTGTAATTTAACATCAGCAGGACCGCCTTTAACTGGTTCATATCTAAAACCACTTGGCTCATTAGGGTCATTAACTTTTTGATAACCAGCAGGTATTCTTCCTTGCTCAAATTGTTTTTCTTGAATTTGTATTTGAGCTTCCCATTTATCTTCTTGAGCTTTTCTGTATTGCTTCATATCTTCATAATAATCAGCTCTTTCTTTTAATTGTGCTTTTTGATATTCAGTCATTTCTACTTTAGTAGGCTCTCCAACTTGCTCACCAAATTGATTAAAAGTATAAAGCTTATCTCCAATTTGTTTTCTGTCAATTTGAGGCAATAAAAGTTTTGCTTGTGTTGATGGTTCAGTGTATGGAACAACATTTTGTTCATACCATTGTTGCATATTTTCTGGAGCATTGCCTTCTAATTTCATTTTGTTAAACTCTGTTATATTTTTATTTAGCATTTCTCGATTTTTTCTTTCAATGCCAATATCTTCTATTTTTTTAGTCATCAAAGCATTTTGAGCTAATTTTTGATATGGTGAACTAGCTGCATCAAATCCAGCCATAGCAGATTTTGCAAGATATGGAATTGGAGTTCCAAGATTTAAATTTTTAGGCTGTGCTAAATAAGATAAACCTGCACCCAACAATCCTTGTATCATAGACTGTTTTTTTGCATCTTCTAAATCTTGAGCAGTAATTAAACCTGCTTGTTCTAATTGTCCTAAATATGTAGGTTTTGGAACTATATAATTTAAGTATTTATCTAAATCTATTGCCATGTCTTTTCCTTATTTATAAAATAGACTTCGTATTTGATTTTTTCTTGCTGTGTCTAAAAATCCTTCTGGAACTTTTACATCAAGAATACCAGTTCCTGTTTGCTCAACATTCAATGGTTTTCCAGCATTTATTTTTGGTTGAATAACTTGTTGAGCTTGCTCTTGTTGTGTTGGAGACATAGCTTCTAATGTCATTCCACTTAATCCAACTTGGTCTTTAAGAGTCATATTTGAAAATGGATTAGGAATGCTTTGTACTTTTTCTAAAAAAGATTGTTGTGGAGCACCTAATAAATTAGCAGTATTAGCAGCTCCTATATCTGTAACAGGTTGAGTAAACTGTCCAACATTAACACCATATCCAGTATCAAATCCTAATTGTGGTTGAATGTCACCAACTCCAGACATTAATTGTTCTGTAGACATTAAAGCAGAATCAGGAACTTGTACTCCATTAAACCCTGTAGGTAATGCGTTAAGTTCTGATATTGGCATAGTTTCATCTAGGTATTGAGCTGGATTCATTACTGCTTGGTCAAATGCAGCACCTGCTCCATCTGTTAATGCTTGACTTCCAACAGCATCAGGAATAGCAGAGCCAAATAAACCACCTTCTGTAAATCCAGAACCTAGTCCTCCAGAACCACCAAATGTTCCACCAGTTACACCTCCAAGAATAGCCCCCTGTAATGGGTTTCTGCCCATTGCAAGAGATGATACAGCACCTATTCCTGCACCTATTAGTACTGGAGCACCCATTACTTACCTCCTCCTGATGATTGAGTCGTAGAGACTTGACCCATCGGAGCACCGTATGCAGCAGATAGGTAAGACTGTAGTTTAGTGTATGGTAAGTTTTGACCAAACTCAAATCTATTAATATCAGCTTCAAGAGCTTGTCTTTGATAGTCTTCTGCTGTTTGTCCTACATTAAGTAACTGTTGAATATCTTGGTAATCAGCAGCAGCCATTTGTGGAGCTGACTGTATTGCTCTTTCTTGTGCTGCTCTTTCAGCCGCATAGTTTTGGTATGCTAATTCACCAGCTCTGCTTGTAAGTTCTTTAGCAAGGTTTGTAGAAGCACGAGATTGTAAGTCAGCCATAGCACCAGAACCATAACGACCAGCTTGTGAGCTTTGAGATGCAATGTTTTTAAGAGCATCTTGGAACTGTGTTGTAGCAACTCCTGCTGCACCTTGTAAGGCATTAGCAAAGTATGGATTGAGACCTAAATTCTGACCTTGTATTGTAGCTAATTGCTGTTGTTGAGCAGCAGGTACTAATGGACTACCAGCTAATGCTCTTGTTTGTGCAGCTTGTAATGCAGACTGTGTTTGTTGACTTGGGTCTACATAGGTTTGATATGGGTAATACTGTGGAGTATCTGATTGGTATAAACCTTTTGCTTCTTGTAACCCATACTCAACGAATGGTCTTACAGTAGGGTCTAATTGATTTTGTGTTGTAGACGAACTACCTCCACCGCCTCCGCCCTTAAATAACTGTCTACCCATCTTGCCATTGTCGATAGATTGGTTACCGTCTAACTCTGGGAAATAATCGTAAATCATAGTGTATACTCCATTAATGTATATTTAGGTTTCATGTTCCATTTTATTCGCCATAATCTGACAATGGATTCTTTTGCAGTAGAA